GGGGGGTTTGTTAAAAATAGCGGCGAACCGCTAAAAATAACGGTTTTCAAAGGTGCCAACCTTGATGCATATTTATATACCCCCTACATCAAGGGGTTGTTGTAAAACGGCGAAATTACGTTACAACTCTAAAGGAAACCTCCTAAATACAAATTACTGTTCAAGGTTCCTTTTGGAGGTAAGCCCGACGCTTCTAAATAGGGCGATTGCGCCTTATCTATCAAATAAGGCGTGGCCATAGCGTGGTGTCCCATTCTACTTTCATCGGTCAGACCGACACGTACGGTAACGGTGTCGCCGATGCGGGAATCAGAATTGTTAATGATAACCAAGAATATGCATCCGAAGTCAGATGTGGCTAAGGGAGCAATAGCTCCGGCTGCCATCTTATTAGGAGATCCCATATACTTAAAATACGTAACGTCTGGAATTACGAATTCATATAAGTAACTATGAGGGGAAATCTGTACCGCGTCGATTTGATAAGGTGCGTACAACCCGTAAGTCGGTGTTGTATTCTGTTCGATACAACCCGGATTAGTACTCATCCCCAACATAGATAAATTATTCGGATCCAAGGTTATTCCGGGCGGAATATAATAGACTCGTATGGTTTGAGCCGCAGGAGGTGCCGGAGCAGTCGTTTTATACTCTTCCACCGTAATAGCGACTTTGAAACCTACGTTTTTACCATAATACATATCCGCAATCGAACATATAGGAGATTGTACTCTATCTACACCGGGCATAGTCTCTCCCAAGACTGAAGATAAAGGAAAAACATTTTGCTCTTGACTCAATGGTTCTACGATTACAGTATCGCAAGGCATAATATACATTCTGCGAATTAACGGTCTAACGTCTAAATTAGGTTGCATCCTACTAGCGAAGACAGCATTAAGGTCTTTGTCGTCGAAATCGCGAGTATCTTTTTGCCTCTGGGGTTCATTCATAACTTTAATACTACCTGCTTGAGCGTGAAAACCTTCATTTTCATCCGGCTTATCGCGCAATTTCCTGAGCGCCTCTAAGCGCTTATTTAGTATAGATTCTCCCGTAGCGTTAGACTCTTCTGAATCAATGGTGTAGTCATCACTAACACTTGTAGGAAACGGAAAGTCGCTTGTATAGAGTTGCCTCATAGTGTAACCATAAAAGGTCAAACTAGGGGTGCCCTCCATAAAAACGTTAAATTCTATAATCTGCGGAGAACCATCACTATTAGCTAGCGGTTGGGCCAAATATATATAGTATAACCCATGTGCAAAGGCTTCGTAATCTACGTTTTCTGAACAAGGCATCAGCTCATTCCTTGCTAAATAAGGTAATGTAATGGAGTGTTCTTGCCCGCCTTGGGTAAACTCCATCAAATGAGATGGTGCGTTGGCTATAGATTGGTAAGTCGGAACTTGTGTTAAGGCGTTCTTAGGAGGATTATATAGTTTTAGTAACTTCAATTTACACTGCTGTTTATTATTCATCACAGAAGTGATAATTATCTTAAGATCCCCTCTCCAGGCCCTATGCAATGAATGCATGAGCTCTATGTTATTAGCGCCTACTACACTATCGTCCGAAGAGTCTATACCCCCCTGGAAAGGGGATATAGGTCTTATCCACAACAATCTCCCTACATCATAAGAGCTGGTGACCTGAAAAGTTCCCAACATTTGCCTCTTAGAGACGATATGGGAAATAGCCATTTCGTCTACATCTGATCCATACAGGGGGGATTGCATAATGCGATTATAATTAGCAAACGGATCTAACTTTTCGAATTGCTGTGGCGCGTCTACGACATTGTGATAGTTTCTGCTTATAATCACATCACGTTCACGAGTTGTGGCGTCGTTAGGGTTATGCAACCCTAAAAATCCTGTTAAAGCGTTCGCTCCCAAGTCGATGAAATCGCTGGTGATTTGCTTCAGACCATTTTTGGTCGTGGTAATTAATCCCTTAACTAATCCAGCCTGGGGTTGCCACTTTGCAAACCTAGGCGTAGGTATAAGAATATCTAAGTTTTTAAAACACGCCTCAATAACAATAGTGAGTTCCGTTGAGGAGCCCGTTGAAGGGCTAAGAGGATTAAGTACCATAAACACCAAGCTAGCATAGTTGCCAGATATACTGGATAAATCCATAGTCTGTTCACTTGAGTCCATGTTCAATGTAGCTAAATCGGTATTACAATACCAAGGGATAGCTAAATTAACAGATGTAGCTTCATTCGCATATAAGAATGCATGGGGTGAAGTCAGTAACGTGTTAATCAAAAACATATCGCCAGTAACTCCATTAGGGTAGTTGTTAAGTGGCGGTATTGCCGCTACAAGAATACAACCGGCGTGAGTTATAGTCCCGGCCAGTGAAATATTTAAGACCAAGTCGGATCTATACAAAGACCCAATCTTCATGGCGTTTAATAGCGCGGTGTTAGATCTTATGACATCTCCTGGAAGCCTCTTTATAGGAGTGTCAAGCCACGAATACCTACCTGCGGTGGTAGGAAACTTAACCGATCCGGCATAAAAAGGTCTCTCGATATACGGTTTAGCGTCTATACGATAAGCCTCAGGAATGTCTATTTTCGTATACATACGGTTAGCCAAAGACTCTACATCCTGCATTTGTCTAGTAGATACTGAGGCCACCGTAGTTTTCAAACTTTCGTTTGTGATTAAGAAGTCATTATCGGCTACTTCTTTAAAGCTCGTGTCTATATTGTTATTATCTGTAGTGTTATTCATTCAAACCTCCGCAACACTAAAACTTCGGTACATCTTACAAAAATAGTGTGAAAAGACTCTAGCCCACCCTGTAAGTTGGGTAGTTATAACCGACTTCTTTTCACACCAGTCGTGATTAGGCAGACGACCGCATCTGCAACTTATTTATTTATATACAAATTATTACATTAAAACATATCTGCTATTTACAAATTTAAACTAAGAAAATAAACTTACGGAAACAATATTACACGTCGCCAAAATTAGGCTCTAGCGTAATTTTTCCCTAGGGAGTCTAAAATATCTAAATAACCGTCATCGGTTGATAGAATATTAATGACCCGGTCTTCTGGTAAAAACATATACTCGGGGCAATTATTCTTAATAAAATCACGTACTAAGAGATATAAATTCCGCGAATGTATATAAGATTCCACCGCCACCGCGTTAATCTTACCTTGCATAACCTCCTCTACATTTTTGGTACCATTATAGTACTGCAATGTATTCAAAATGGTCGACAAGGATAGACACCCGACATATTGTTTCAATACCGGATGAAAACGGAAATGCCTCTTCAAATAATTCAGCTTATGAAATTGCTGTCCCTTCGTGTCAATAGCAGATTTATCCCCATTCGTACAGGTCATACCAAGAGATTCTGCTACTTCTCGCAAAGTAAACAAATTGAAAACTTCTTCTAGGTGCTTAGGGACGGCGAAAATAATGTCATCACCAGTCACATAAGATATTACACTAGAAAAATCATCCACATTAGCGCAATCCTTATTTCTATAAATCGTCAACGCGGTCAAAGCCCTATTAACTAAGCAATTTAATAATAAAGTGAGCCACGTACCCGAAGGCATGCCGTGTGTTGTAGCATAAAGCTCATCGGAAACTAGTACCATAGAACGGGTTATTGTTATCGACAGGAAGTCAAGTATTCCTTCATATTTACCAATATACCGACTCTTAAGTACTTCGAAAATCTTAAGCATTATCCGGGCATTTAAAGTTCCGTCCCAGCCACCAAAGTCCGCGTCTCCGTATAAAGAGGCGCACGCTTTAAATCTTTGTGCTATGGTGTCAAAATCCTTATATGGATTCAACCCTATACACACTCCAGTTTCGTGCATGAACTTTTTAAAATGTTTAGCCAAATTACCAAAAATCACTTTAGTCCAAAAAATATGTGTAACTGGCATGACGCGAATTGTTCGGGGTTTATCGCATTTCTCTTCATTGCGAAGCTCATCAACTTTGAAAACTTCTTTAGATAAAAAATCTTTGAAGATAGGGCGACCGCTCTCGACTCTATCTTTAAAAGCCTCAATCTCACTCAATCCGCTATCCGTTATAACCTTATTCTCAAAATCGAAATAATCTTTTTTATCACGTGCATGTCCGTAGCCGTTTGATGTGTCTTTAGCAAGTGATGCCAATTCGTCACCAAAAGCCGCTTCGTCGAAAGAAACATCGTCAAACGACTCGGGTAGCAATGACTCTATGCACTTCCCTATATAAGCCAATTCTTCATCTGTCACATAACCCTGTTGCTTAAAGGTCTTCCTAGCAGTCTCTTTCAACTTTTCGGCGGGTTTAGCTGTTAGATTCGGAGGCTTTCTATTATTTATTCTCTTATCATCAGGTAAGACGGGAGAATAATCATTATTAGTATCATCGTGTAACACTCCTATCAGCCTTCTCATATCTTCGCAATTGTCCCTGTGCAAAACAGTTGGGATCATCGGAACGTCTCCGCCTACATAAGATACTTTTACAGCATCCTTGTCGTAACGTAAACGTACTCCGGAAAAATTTGCGTAAATTTTTGAATCTATATCATATGGGGCGTCGGCCTCGGAGCACAACAAGTCCCTAATATCTCTAATAATATCATCACTAGGAGTCGCACAAAAGCCTCTGACACCATCTCCAGCTACATGTACACCCATGATCACTCCATGTGGATTGACCAAAACAGAGCCACACAAGCCTTTACCCTCTATGTCCGTTATATACCCGGTTTTGGGCTTATGACTAAAATGACTCCCGTACGACGAATATTTCACTTCTTCTTGATTAGGCGTTAATCTAGCAGCCGTAGAAATAGGAATTACCCCTAAAGAAGAAATTAAATACATGAACGGATACGCCACCCGCTGAACTTGGGTATTCTGACCTCCAAACAGCAGTCTAGGCGCTCTATAAACCAATTGAACATTTACCAACCTATAGACGCACAGGTCTACTGATGGAAAGTCTCTCACTTTAACGATAGTTACTGCCTCTTGTTCCTTGTGATTGTTACGATAATGTTCATATGTGTGATAAATATCAACCACCGCTTTATCCGCGTTGGTATGACTGTTTAACAATACAAATCTACCTCCAACAACGCACTGAGAATAAAAAATCTCGCCATCAGCCCTTTTACCTACTACGAAACGAATACATTTTTTCACGGTGTTGGTAACAGTGTCTGTTATACCAGAATCTTGCAATCCTGTAGTGTTTAGGTCCCAATCTTTACTATCATTCGCCTGCTTGGTCCACTTATCTAGTAAATCTTCATCTTTTCTATTATAATTGTCGTTAATCCAACCGAAAATATAAACAGAAATACAAATTCCCATATATACACCGAAAGTATTAACTAACATTTTATCGTACGCGCTTAAGCTATAATAATAATATCTCAATTTATAAGAAACCGAATACAAATAATCATAGAAATCTGTGGCGAACTTATCATGCTCTTCCAAATTATCGTAAAATTGTGGTTCATTCAAGAATAAAACACCTTGAATTATAGCTTGATAAGCTCTGTTAATAATTTGGAATATGATAGTATATAATTCTCTATTGACATCTCCATGCTTATCGGGATGATATTTTAAAGCTAATTCCTTATAAGCTCTCTTAACTGTCAACTCATCTTTCCCAGGAGAGACCCCCAGAACCGTGAAAGGACACTTAGATACTAAAATCCTAACAAGTTCGTCGTTAACGATAGGATAAGCTAATGCTCTCAAATAGTCCATACAATCTGTGACGAACGTTAATATCTTGCGTTTAACGCAATCGTACCACTCTTCGAATATATCTAGACCACGCCCGCCTAATCGCGGAAACGCATCGCGTAGAGTATTCATATAGTCACTGATCTTGAATTGAGCCTCAAAATCGTCGTTTAAATAATGATCTATATCACGAAGATCGTCTTCGCTCAATAAAGAGGATTTACGATTGGCTTCCTCAGTTGCGATCAAATGTTTAAATATCTTCATAACATACGTTAAGCTTTCCTTAGTATTCAAATTATCTACCGACGTTGGTATACTATCGGTTTTATTGTGGTATAAGAATTGATTGACAAAAGTCGATGAGTTCTTATAATCATATTTAAAATAACTTAAATCCACTAGATGAGACCTAGCATTCATGCTCTTGCGAACTTTCAAAACATGCGCGCGTCTAAATAGAGCTCCGGGCTCGGCGATGCAATCGGAGGAAGTGAAACCTTGTAATCCTGTAAAACAGTTGGTGGTGCATATTATGTACTTACTATTAAAAAACTTAGTGTTCTTCTTTTTAGCATCAGCGCATTCTAAAGGATATTTCACTGGAGCTACAAAATTAATTATTGTCCTCCATTGAGATTTTCCCTGCGCACCCACGTCATCCATGATGAACACGTCTTGATTCTCATAATCGTCGTAAAAATCTTTCCCACCATCTGTAGGAGGAACTGAATGTACATATACCGACAAATTGATCCTCAATAAGTATTGAACTAAATTATTCATTAAAACCGACTTACCACACCCGGGTTTTCCCTCGAGAATAATACAAATAGGCTCGTCTCTTTTACTTGTGTCGAAATTTTTCACATATTTCATTAAGTTATTATTAAAACTATCCCACGTGGATCTAAAATGTTTATTATCCACATTATCTATATACTCTCGGAACGTTATATCCCTCTTCAACTTATCGTGTAATTCTTCGCACTCGATCCGAAATTTGGGGTCCAATATAATCATAGACTCCGCTACGTACTTCGAATATAGTTCTACTACCTTCTTTATCTTAGAGTAACATACTATCGTAGAAAACAAATAATCGATAATCGCTTCGAACACTTTCATGTATGCGAAACAACCTGGTAGTGACTCGCACATCCAAGCCACAAATCCTTTAAAAAGTTCATATAAAGAAGATACAATGGATAATACAAAATTAGAATTATAAAGTTTTCTACCTGTTATATCAGTGAAGACTTTCAAAATATCCAAAATCGATTTAGGAACTCCTATCAAACTAAACGTCAAGATTAAAGAATCGAAGGTGGTATCGTTTAAAAAATAAACTTGTGATTCAAATTTGCGCTTAACGTCTTTGAACCTATGAAACAACGAATATAATGACATTAAAGTAGTTATAATTTTAGATCCTGTTATCCAACCATCTCTTATATCCAATATCAATCTCATGAGATCCATAACAAATAAACCGAACTCCTTAGATATTACGGTACTAGCCGCATTCTTCGACGATTTATAAAAATTCCAAAACATTATTTAATTGAGTATACACTGTATTAAATATGCCGGATTGGGCTTCGAAAAGAACTTTCTTATACACCACTAGAAATACATATCCATCGATGTTATACACTTTATGTTTTAAGCGTTGTCTCTTAGCTTGATTAATTTTCTTACCAATATCAACTTTCGTACCTCCTAACATAACATTACATCTCTCATCGTATACTAAGTGAATCCCATCGAAACGGGACGATTCATAATAATTAACACCAAAAGTGTTAATTTGAGCTTTAGCAAACAATCTTGCTATAGTCTCTTTCATTCTAGATCTACTTCGTTCTGTTTGGTTGTGAACGTCAACGGTCTTGTGACTGTCGCTCCTTGTGCTTATTGCGTCACCCATAAGCGGTTTATACTCCTCGGGCAGAGTAGCATTAATTTTAATAGACTTTTTCATTTTGATTTGATCAAAGCGATTTACTTCGCTTGTGTAACTAGTTTACACGACTATTTTTACAGAGTGAATTCTCTCGTACTGTTTGGTTGCGTACGTCAACGGTCTTGTAACTGTGGCTCCTTGCGCTTATTGCGTTACCCAAAAGCATTTTAAACTCCTCGGGCGGAGTATGAATATATATACGTTATAGTTTATATCATGAACGTTTGTTCAGAGCGGTTGGCTCCGCTCGAGCGTCTAGTACGCTCAACTGCTTTAGGTTGTGCTACCTTTGTCATAGATAAAATCTATACGAATCAAAAACCATCGAAAAGCTCGCGAAACTACTGTGGCTTAAGGTACATTTCATAAAATGTTGGCCTTAGCCTACCTCACTACGCGTATCAATAGGTTTTAATTCAAAAAAAA